GGCGTCAAGGCGCTGATCATCCGTAAAACGCTGGTCTCGCTCGGCACGACAGGCTTGCAGACCTACCAGCGCATGGTCGCCAAGGAATGCCTGGAGAATGGCGCCGTCACGTTCTACGGCGGCGGCCCGCGCGAGGCTGCCCAGTATCGCTATGAGAACGGTTCCACGATCAACATCGGCGGCATGGACAAGGCCACTCGGGTCATGTCGTCGGAATATGACGTGATCTACTGCCAAGAGGCTACGGAGCTGACCGAAAACGACTGGGAGTCGCTGACCACCAGGCTGCGCGCATGGACCCTGTCATTTCAGCAGCTCATCGCCGACTGTAACCCCGACAAGCCGACACATTGGCTCAAGGTCCGCAGTGATACGGGCCGGACGCGGATGCTGGAGAGTCGACACGAGGATAATCCGATGCTGTACGGCACGGACGGTGAGCCGACCGTGGAGGGTGGCGAGTACATCGCCAAGCTGGAGCGGCTGACCGGTCCGCGCAAGCTGCGCCTGCGGCACGGTATCTGGGCCGCCGCCGAGGGGCTGGTCTATGACGGGTTCGATCCGGCCGTGCATGTGATCGACGGTTTCCCGAGCGACAAGGGACCGAGCCCTGTGCCGCCGAAGGAGTGGCAGCGGTTCTGGTCCGTCGACTTCGGCTACACGAACCCGTTCGTCTTGCAGTGCTGGGCGGTCGACCCTGACGGCCGGCTCTACCTCTACCGCGAGCTGTACCGGACGAAGCGGCTGGTGGAGGATCACGCCCGGAAGGCCCTGGAGCTGGCGCAGTACAGGCAGGACTCGGCGTGGGGCGCGAAGGGCGCCTGGAAGGAGCCTCGCCCGACCCGGGTCATCTGCGACCACGACGCCGAGGGCAGGGCGACCCTGGCGCGTGATCTCGGCATGCCGACCACGGCGGCTCGCAAGACGGTGACGGATGGTCTGCAGGCCGTCGCTGCGAGGCTTGAGCCGGCGGGCGACGGCAGGCCTCGGCTGTTCATCTATCGTAAGGCCAGGGTTGATCTCGACCAGGAGCTGGCGGACGCCAAGAAGCCGACCTGCACCCTGGAAGAGATGGCAGGCTATGTCTGGGACGGCTCGACGGACCGGCCGAAAGAGACGCCGCTCAAGATCGACGATCATGGCGCGGATGCAATGCGCTACATGGTCGCCGAGCTAGACCTGAAGCCCAAGGCCGGCGTGCGGTTCATGTAGAAGCCTGTTAGGATGTTCCTATGGGATACCCAACGTACGATAGTCCAACCGTACTCGAACTTGCTGTGCGAGCGGCGCGTGAGCGCGCTCACGAGAAGCACGGCGAGAACAGCATCGAGGGCTTGCCGGCGTCAGAGCATGGATGCTGGCACTGCCATTCTCGGGGAGGAGTTCGGAGAGGTAGCTGCCGCGCTTACGTACGACAAAGATGCGAGCACCCTGCGCGCAGAGCTGATCGACGTCCTGGCGGTTGCATCCGCATGGGTCGACGCGATCGACCGATAGATGTGGGATGATCCTGCGCATGAGCGTGGCGCAGGTGGAGCGGATTGTGAACGGCCCGACTCGACCGCTCGGCCGACGCCTGCGTGAGCGGAGCGCTGGCGTTATTGCCGCACTGAGCGCCGCGCTCGTCCTGTTCGGTCGTAAGGTCCGGCCGTACGCCACGGTCGGCAGTGCCGGCGCCCTCTGCATCCCGGCCGCTGCCTATCTCTGGCATGGCGCCGCGCTCGGGCTGCTTGTGCTCGGTCTGACCCTGATCCTGCTCGAAGTGGCCGCCGAAAAGTGAGCCTGCTCGGCAACCTGATCAACCGGACGCCGGTGCCGCTGGCCCGGCCGGCGTCCGGTGGGCTGTTCGCGCTCGGCGGACCGACTGGTCAGCAGGCTGAGCTGGCCAGCATGTCCGCCGTCGGCACCGCGTTCGCCATCATCGATCTACTGGCCACGTCGGTGGCTGCTGTCGAGTGGAAGCTCTGGCGTAAGGCCGCGTCCGGTAAGGACGAGGACCGGATCGAGGTCACCTCCCATGCTGCCATCGATCTGTGGCAGCAGCCGACCCGCTTCCACACTCGCCAGGAGCTGGTCGAAGCTAACCAGCAGCACCAGGAGCTGACCGGTGAAGGCTGGTTGGTCATTGGTCGGGATGAGCGGTCGACCCTGCCGCTCGAGCTGTGGGGCGTATCGCCCGAACGGATGATGCCCGTTCCCGATCCCGAGGAGTACCTGGCGGGGTACGTCTACCAGGCGCCGTCCGGTGAGCGGGTGCCGCTTGGACTGGACGACGTGCTGTTCATGCGCCGGCCGAACCCACAGGACGCCTATCGGGGCCTATCACCGGTCGCATCGGTGCTGACCAACATCGGTTCAGCCAGGGCGGCGGCCGAGTGGAATCGGAACTTCTTCCTGAATTCAGCTGAACCAGGTGGAATTGTTGAGGTTCCGGTTACCCTCGGTGACGATGACTTCAACATCTTGACGAAGCGCTGGGCCGAGGCGCATGCCGGCGTCAACCGGGCGCACCGGGTTGCCGTGCTAGAGGGTGGCGCCAAGTGGGTCGGCAACGCGCAGACGATGCGGGACATGCAGTTCACCGAGCTGGACCAGGTGAGCCGGGAGAAGATCCGCGAGGCGTTCCGGGTCGGCAAGACGATGCTGGGTCTGACCGAGGACGTCAACCGAGCGACGGCCCAGACCGCCGAGGCCGTATTTGCCAAGTGGATCATCGTCCCCCGACTGGAGCGCTGGAAGCAGGCGCTCAACTCCGATCTGCTCCCGCTCTACGGCGGCACGACGCGCGGGCTGGAGTTCGACTACGAGTCGCCAATCCCGCACGATGAGGAGAGCCAGGCGGCCGAGCGCACCTCCAAGGTGACCAGCGCTGTCGCTCTGATCAGCACCGGTCGGTTCCTGCCGGCCGCCGTGCTCGCGGCCATGGACCTGCCAGAGATCGGCGAGGAGATCGAGGACGCACCAGCGGCCGAAGGTGACAAGCCGACAGGCGAGCCGACGACAGCAGACGCGCGCAAGCGGGACGCCGTCGAGGCTGTCCAGAAGGTCTATCTCGGCGTTGATTCCGTGATCACCTCTGATGAAGCACGCGAACTGATCAACGCCGTGTCTGGCGCCGGTCTGGTCATTCCCGGTCCGGACTTCAAGGCCACCCCCGAGTCACCGCCCGTGCCCGTCCCGTCCGGCGACGCCGGTCCCCCACGGAACGGGCCGGGCGGTGTTTCACGTGAAACGGCGCTCTGGAATGTGAAGCATCCGCCGTTGCCGGACGAGGATCACCCGGACCTCGGCCCGCTCGCTGACGCGTGGGACGCCGCGCTCGGGCGGTTGCTCGACGCATGGGGACCGATCCTCACGGCCTGGCAGCGCTCCCTGCTCGACCAGGTCAAGCGCGCCATCGGCGACGGCGACATCGCCGCGCTTGCCACTCTCGCCGTCAATTCGACCGACGCTGCCGCACTCATCACTGAGGCGATGGCAGGCGCGGCCGGCGACGGGGCTGACGCGGTTGTCAAGGAAGCCAAGGCGCAGGACGTCACGGTTGACCCAGTGACTCCCGAGCATCACAACCTGGCGAAGATCGCAGGTGCCCTGGCTGCGATCCTGGCCGCCGAGGCGGCCCTTGGGGCTGGCGCCGAGGGGCTGCGCGTGCAGGGACCGGGCGTGTCGGCCGCTGAGGTGGCCGGCAAGGTGAGCGAGTACTTCGACACCCTCACGGACGCGCGCCCGCGCCAGGCGCTCGGGGGCGCACTCACGGGCGCGCAGAACGCAGGCCGGTCACTGACGCTCATGCACGCACCCGAGGGTGCGGTGTACGCCAGCGAGATCCTTGACGGGAACACCTGTAAGCCCTGTCGCAAGGTCAACGGCCGGTGGCTCGGGAACACTTCGGATATGGACCAGATCAACTTGACCTATCCTCAGGGTGCGTACGGCGGATACGTCGACTGCGAGGGCCGCTCACGCTGTCGCGGCACGGTCATAGGCGTCTGGCGACCCAAGCAGACTGGAGCATGATCATGGATCTCCCGACCTTCAGTCGGCCGGTAAACCGACGCGCCGTCAAGCCGGACGCCAAGTCGTGGTTCCGGATCGAGAACGCGGCGGCCCCCGAGGCTGACCTGTACATCATGGACGAAATCGGTGGTTGGGGCGTGCTCGCCTCTGATTTTGTCCGCGAGCTGTCCGCCATCACGGCCGGCGTGATCAACCTGCACCTGTCGACCCCCGGTGGCGACGTGTTCGACGGCATCGCGATCTACAATGCGTTGCGCAACCACCCGGCCACCGTGAACGTCAACATCATCGGACTGGCGGCCAGTGCGGGCAGCTTCATCGCGCAGGCTGGCGACTCGGTCACGATCGAGCGCAACGCCCAGATGATGATCCACGATGCGGCCGGCTTCTGCGGCGGACAGGCGTCGGACATGCGCACCATGGCTGAGCTGCTCGACAAGTGCAGCGACAACATCGCTGACATCTACAGCCAGCGCACCGGTGGCGACGTCGAGACCTGGCGTGCGGCGATGCTGGCTGAGACCTGGTACTCCGGAGCCGAGGCCGTGGCCGCCGGCCTGGCCGATGCCGTCACCGGCGAGTCGTTGGACGAAGAAGACGCCCCGGCCTCGGCGTCGTTCGACCTGAGCCGGTTCAAGTTCGCCGGTCGAAATGCTTCACCGGCACCCGTGATCGATCTGGTGCCAGCAAGAGGTAGGATCATCCCACCAGAGCGGCCGGACGCGCTTGACGCCTCCGCGCTCGCAGATGCGATCAGGAAGGCACTCGTATGACCGTCGCCGCTCCGGACAATGCCGACCAGCTCACCGAGCTTCTCGCCGGACAGTCCCTCACCACCCTGTTCGATGAGAAGGGCGTGCCGAAGGCCGCCTTCTCCGAGCTGATCGCCCGCTATGTCGACAAGACGCGCAAGATCGACCCCGGTCTGATCGCCCAGATCGAGACCGAGGTGCAGCGGGTCAATGCCGAGTGGCTCAAGGGCAACAAGGATGCGAAGATCACCCGGCCGGATCTCGGCAACGGCGCGATCTACGCCAAGGGCCACAACCCCAAGGCGCCCGGCGCGTCGCTCGACGCCAAGTACACCGAC